TAATATTTTTTCTTCATCCAAATCTTTTCCAGTTGTTGTTTCATATTTGGGGATGCCCATATATTCATCTACTGTATCAGGATCAACTGCATATCCTCCGCCTGAAACGAGCAAGGGATCAGGATTGTTTTCTGACATTTCAAAATCAATAGAATCTTGGCTTTCTATTTGGTAATCAGGATCATCCAAAGATTCTTCATCGTCTTCTTCTCCTGAGGAATAATCTGATTCAAAATCATTAAACTTATCAATATAATCATTCATACCGAAAACATATCCAGCAGATTGCAAAAATCCTCTAAACTCTTCAAAAATCTGAGTTAGGCTCTGCTCACCATTAAGAGTGATGACAATTTCCTTGTTGTTAGCGAATTCAGTATGTGGCGTATCATCTTGATGATCATTCTCATAGATATACTTAAAAACAAATTGAGTTTTCATTTTAAATCTCCAATTCAAAGTTTATATTAAATCCATTATTCTCTGGTGAGCGACTTCCATCACGGTGAGCATAACCTCTTGGGTTAGCGATCACTCTACAATCTCCAACCATATAATCAAAACCATCATGGGTGTGTCCATGAAACCAATACTTTATATTCTTATGTCTTAGAATTGTTTCACTAAGATCACTTGAATATGCATAGTTCAAAGCATCACCACGATACCTTTCATGTATGCTGTTATATGTAGGAGCGTGATGAGTCATGACTATAGTTGGTTTATCTATTATTGGCCAATCGTAAAGCATCTCATCTAATTTCTTTAGAGCAAGATTATGTTCTTCTAGAGCATCATCTGTGGAAAATTTCATCAGAGAGGGTTTCATCATTTTAATTAGATGATGATCATTAAGTCCATTTTGGGCAGCCATCTTAGCCCAAATATCATTGGCGTTATAATCTGTCCACATTGTGGCAGCATAAAGATTCCAACCATCAAGATTGACTACTTCCTTATCAAGAACTTTTACATTGCTTCCTATTAGAAATTCTCTAAGAGTTTCTACAGTGTGATCAAAAATACCATGATAGTGTTCATGATTACCAGCGATATAATAAACACTATTATACTTGGAACATTCTTCAAAGAAAAACTTTTTACAAACTTTCTTGTGGCTTCTTGCGCGATCATCTGTTCTGTGTTCATCTAAATGTGCAGCAACGCAAACGTCGCCCGCAAGTAATAGAACATCGCCCCCAGGAAGATCCAGAGGGGCGAATTCCAAATGCAGATCAGACATTACATGTATTTTCATTGTAGCACTGGTGGTTCGAACTTGTGAACTCTATCGCGACTTTCGTATAGAGAAAGACACATGCGCTCATAATCTTCTTCAGGCAAAATAGTTCTATAAATTGATAAAGCCTGAGCGACCATAACCGCAGCAATAGCAATCGGAGTAACTCCATCTTGCGTAAGCTGTCCAATATGTTCTATATTCTTAACATAAAGACTTTGCACTTCATCGTCATTCATTTGTTTGTCCATAATTTTTCCTTCTTTATATAGGATTTTTTCTACCTATGGTTTTAGCATCTGATTCATCAGTTGTCATAGTGGATTTTTCCTCTTACATTTATTTCCGTGCCATCTTGTGAACATTCCAGGTTTAAATTTTCCACCGCAGTGTTCACATTTAATCTTTTTAACTTTTTGTAAAGAATTAGATAAATTTTTCTTATGTTCTTCTGAACGAACACTACCTCTTACAATGTCACCAATATTAGAAAGTCTACCTTCTTCTCTATATTTTAAATTCCATATGGATAATTTCTGAAGTCCATGAGAATCTTCTTTCGTTAATCCTTTATTCCAAGGCACATCTGTTCCATTTCTACGACGAGTTTCCCATCTTCCCTTAAGAATATCTCTACCTTCTTCAGTTTTCATCCAAGACTTATCAGAATTTTTTTGCGATTCTTTAATCGCTTCTGCTTGAGTTATTTGACCAGATAGAGTTTTCCAAGCTATTTTGTCCTGCCATCTACCATATTGTTGAAATAATAAACGATGCGCTTCTGCGCGCTCATCAATGTTTAATTCGACCAAATTAGATTGGTCATCAGACCCACCTATATGTTTTGGAATTATGTGATGTTTATGTTTCATATTAAGCTCCTTTAGTATATTTATACAGCAAAGGAGCTTAATGCATCAACAACAACTAAATTTTTCTGCCGACAGTCTTATAGTCAGTTTCTTCTGACATAAATTGTACTGGTCCTTTTGAGTAAAGTGGAGCAATACGCTTAGACTTTGCAATAATTGCATCACGAACTTCAGGTGACTCTTTTGCCAAAAATGTTTCATCCATAACACCAGTCCGATTTGGAACAAACTGTGTTGTTGTGACGTGCGAAGCGATCTTGCTTGCTTGTTCTGATCCAGGACGCAAATACGAATTATTTGCTGGCTTGTAATCGCCAAGTTTACTTTGGATACGTGAAACGTCTAATTTCTTTTGAATGACTCCACGAATCTTTTTCTTTTTTTTAGATTTCGGAAGTTTAGTATGAATGATAATCATACAACATATGGACTCAAAAAGAAATCAACAACCTTAGCCTTGATCATTGTGGGAATATCCTGATAAGGTTCTTCGAGATAATAATTACAACCATTCTTCCAATTATTATTTTTTAGAAATGAAGCAAAATCTCGCAGATGCGAATCATTCGCAGGATTAAAAATGACACGCTCACGAGTTTTCAATACAGGTTTGTGATATAGACTCATAATATAGACTCCCAAATTATTACCACAATACTATTGTACTATTATTTGTAGAGAATGTAAATATTAAAAATGATTAATAAATCAATAACTTACATCAATCCCAAAGACCTTGATAGTATTTCCCGAATAGCATCAAACCATTCGAAATACGCTTATGGTGGGATTCGTATGCTTTAGTATCAAAAACACTAGTGTCGTTTGGTCCCCTTACCGTCTGATATGTCACCACACCTTCATGCTTGGTTCTAGATTCCATAGGTTCAGGAATACCAATTGGATTACCATCTTTATCTAATGCTTGCCAAAGCATCTCAAAATTACCAGAAAAAAATTGAGAATCATTATGATCATCACAGAGTTGTTCAAATGCCCAGATCATTTCACCCATAACCCATTCCCAACGTTCATGATGAGTGTTGTCCAACCAACCATTTTCGTCACTAGGTTCTTCACCAGCCCAAAGATGTTCTGGGACATCTTCTTTAGCAACAAAAGGAGATCCATGTTTATTTGCCTTTAACTGCTTAAGCATTGGAAGAATGATCATCGCAAGAGTATCATTCATATTCCAAGTGTCCCAACGATCAATTTTAATTTTGATTGTGCGCTTTTGCTTGTCGTGAATCCACTGACATGCTTTAGTTAACCAAGAATCGTTTCCGTTTTTATCTGCGGCAAGCCAATCTCCAAACTTATAACAAAGTTCTTCGTGTGGATTTTGTTTTTCAGTTAAAGCTTGCTCAAGTTTACTGGGACGCTTTGGCTTGAACCAGGTAAGAGGAGAAAGAATGATCTCTGCAATTTGGTAAGGACCAATAAAATTACTATAAGGACCAATTTTTACTTTCATACTTGTCTCATTAAAAATATTGAGTTAGGGCTTTTCTTTAAAAGATCTATTCCAGCGGTTGAACGATATTCTTTAAGATAGTATACGCTGTTTATTCCACTTTGTAAAATCATTTTAGCGCATTCTACACATGGTGCATGTGTAATAAACATTGATGCGCCTTCGCAAGAATCTCCATGTTTTGCGATTTTTGCGATTGAATTCATCTCAGCATGAACAACTTCTGGCTTGGTTTTTAGAGTTGGGAAATCTTCAATTGTTCGTTCGCTGTAATCTTCATACTCACAGCAATTATCAAATCCAGCTGGCATGCCATTATAACCGTAAGAAAGGATGCGGTCATCTTTTACAATGACCGCACCAACTTTCAGCCTCTGAGCGTGAGAAAGTTGAGCAACTCTCTTAGCAACATCAAAATAAAATGATATAAACTTATCTTTCACAAATTTACTTAATGGCGATTTTACGAGGCTTTTGAGCTTCTGGGATTACATTCTCTAGATCAATGGATAGAATACCATTATTTAGAGATGCATCTTTAACAACAACAGTGTCTGCAAGAACAAACTTGCGAGCAAAAGAACGACCAGCGATACCCTTTACGAGATAGCTGCGCTCATCCTTATCTGTTTTCTTACCTGTGACAGTAAGAACATTCTTTTCTGATGTGACTTCAATTTCCTCATCTGTATATCCAGCAACAGCAAGCTCAACAATATAATTGTGTTCATCTACGCTAATAACATTTACTGGCGGGAAAGCTGTATTAGAATGATTCACAAGATCAGCAGCATGATCGAGAGCGTCGAACATGCGATCAAATCCTAATGCAGATGGAAGGAAACGATCAAAAGATGGGAATGAATTTAGATTTGTCATAATAGACTCCTTTATAAGCAAGTTAATGGTATGTGAGCCTCAATTGAGCACTCACAAACATTATATATAAAAGTTTTCTAAAAATCAAACTATTTTTTTACTATAACTTACAATCGCTTGGAATAGATTATTAATTCGATATTTTTCATTAGCTTCTTGCAATACAGAGGGAATTACTGCCTCAATATAATTAGAGGCTTGTTTTCCTGTAATTTCTTTTGCTCTAGCCTGATCAATTACAGCTTTAAGAAAAGGATGATATTTCTTAACATTGGGATCTTTCTCATTCTCAACATCAATCAGAAGATACTCAATCCATTCTAATCTTTGTGCCATTATTTTGTACCCGTTGAACCAAATCCAGCACTTCTGTTTGAGAGCCTCTCAGGTTTTACTGGATATTCAAAAAATACAAACTGTTCATTTTTGACGATTTCTGCTTGAGCGATTCTATCATATCGTTTAATTATCTGTGGTTGGTTTGAAATGTTTGTTAAAAGAACAAATACTTCTTCCTGATAGTCCACATCCACAATTCCTTCTGAGTTTGCGAGAACCAAACCTCTTTTCAAAGATAGTCCTGATCGAGCATGCAGACGGATTGAATAGACTTGATGTTCATATCCTGCAAGTTTTTCATCTATAATTCTGAATATTAATCCAGTTGGAATCAATACTCTGTCACCTGGGCTAATCGTCAACTCAGCATCAATCGCTCCAACTGGACGATCAAATGGATCGTTATCTTTATTATAACCTTCCACAGAAGTTTTTGATGGACAGTAACACAAATCAAAACATGTTGATAATTGTGTTCCGAAAGTTGGTAATGAGACTTTCGGGTCTGTTCTATAGTAGCCGAGTTTTACAAAATTCTTAATCACATCACACATAATATAACTCCAAATTATTCAGGAGAAACTTCTCGCCTTTTCTTTCCAATATTATATTTGGCAACTAGTTCCCATTCATGTTTATCTTTATGGGATAAAATTTTAATCTGAGAAAGTGGGGCTTTTGGATCTTTAATCTTTTCAGAATTAACAACTTTCAATAGTCCCCACTCTTCCAAAAGATTAGCGATAGTATTTCTTCTAGCTAAATCATTTTCAATAATGCTTGATGGTTTACCATCAAGAGCAAATAACTCTTTAAAGTGTACGATATAGTATTTGCCTTGTTTATGTAAGATATGACAAGATTGATAGAGAACGTTTTCTTTTTTAGCAGCAACACCGATGCGGGTTAATGTTTCGCGAATCTTTAGGAAGTCATCTTTTTCTGCAAGAGTAACCTCAATTAAATTTTCAACACTCATGTCAGTCACCTATATTTGTTTTTATTCTAATAATATGGAGTTGTTCTTCAGTTAGAACTTTTAGGCATTCTCTAGCTTTTTTATCAGAATAACCAAAAAATAATTTAACTGCTAACACATCATCCTCTTTGACGGGCTTCTCCCATTTCATAAATGGTCTTTTTTTAGCACGCACTCTATTTATTAAATAATCATATTGTGGTTTCTGATCTAGATTGAAATTCTGATTCATCTCATTAGCAAACATTATACAGTCAGCATGATATGAAAGAGCTCGATTTACCATAAATGCATTATAGTCTTTTTCTTCTTCCAAAATATGCTGCTTCGTCTGCATAATACTAGGAAGAATATCTTTGAATAGGTCTGTCATTTGACTTCACACTCAATCATTATGTTTTTCATATCAAACTCCATAATTTATTAAAGGAATGATAAAATCTAATCCAAAACAGACGTCTCTATCATTAACTCAGTTAAAAATGCCAAAAGATTAATTTCTTGATCTGCGACAAATGCTGCTTGATATTGGTACTTGCCCAACAGTACAACCGCAAGAGGAATACTCTCTGGCTTTAGAATATCATAAAGTTTATCATAGAACTCGCGCATGATACGATGAGTATCGTTGTCGGCATTCTGAGCAACCCATTTACGAACTTCTTTAAAGTTTTTATCTTTAATGAATCCGATAAGTTCCGTCAGCTTCGTATCAGATACATTGGCAAGTATACCAATATCAATTTTGCCACTGACACTATAACGTTGAAGTTCATTAAGAACTCGACGGTAATCTGGGAAAAACTTAGTGATAAGTTCAGCAACAACTTTTGGAGAATATTCAATTTCTTCCTCCTTTAGAATGTATTCAACACGTTTCATGAAGTCAGTAGCCATTTTAGCTTTCTGGACATTAACAAGTTTAAAATCAATCACCGCACAACGAGAATGAAGTGGTTGGATGATTCGATTCTTAAAGTTACAGGTAAAGACAAATGAACAATTACCTGAGAATTCCTCAATAACTCCACGAAAAGCAGCCTGAGCTGCTGGCGAGAGATAATCAGCCTCATCGATGATTACAACTTTCCGACCCCCCATCAACGAAACAGATGATGCGAACCCTTTGATTTTAACTCTTAGAACATCAATTCCGCTCTCATCGCTACCGTTTATAAGAATGTAATCTGCACCTATTTCTTCGCAAAGCGCTCGGGCTATTGTAGTTTTCCCAACTCCAGCTGAGCCGCAAAGAAGCATATTCGGAATTTCTTTCCGATTCACATATTCTTGAAATAATTTTTTCTGAGATTCTGGAAGAATGCACTCTTCCACCGTTTTAGGTCTGTATCTCTCGTTCCACAAAATAACGTCACTTTCATTCATCATATAATTCTCACTTATGGTTATTAAAAGTTCTTCCTAATCTATACCCATCAGGAATCCAATTTCCGATTTCCAATTTAAGTTTCAATTAGAACCTTAGCCCATCCTCCATTTTGATTCAAGTATAAATGACCATCAGGACCAACTACAAATTTTATTTGTACATCTTTCCTAGTTCCAGGTTCATATTGAGTGCCTAAAGTGCCTAAATGGTTTGGATTTTCAATCTTCTTACCGTAAGTGGATTTAAATATGATTATATCTTTTTGTTCTTCGATCTGCTTAATAACTTCTCTGTTATCTTTCTTTGAAGAACCAAGAATGTAACCACCAGTTGCCCAACCTGCAACACCAGCCGCAGCTATACCTCCACCGAGTGTTATATATTTTAACAGAGATCTACGATTCATGGCTGTTTCTCAAATACAGTTTCGTAAGTCTCCTCAAAGTCAGCATTTTCTGCACGGATTTCAGCAAGATTACGCTTATGGTAAGTCTTGGCTAACTTGCGAGCAATCTTAGGTGGAACTTCATAATTCTCCTTGAGATCATTGTAGATCTCTTTAACAAGATCTTTTTCAGCAGAGACTCGAGTCATTGAGTTTGAGATTTCATCAAACTTACCTTTGATTTCTTTAAGCTGAGTTGGAGTGTATTGTTGAATCATAATTTATACCTCACTTATCAAATGATGAATTTGCCTGTTCCAAAGCAATCCAATAAGTCAGATTGTTTGAACTATTTGTGAACTTGCCAACTCCAACTGATGAAAGTTCAACTTTATAAGAACCAGGAAGGATCTTAAGATTCTCAATCTTGATTGCTGCTTGGAATCCAATATCAGAAGATCCATCAACCTTAACATTAGCATCGTCAACGATCTCACCCTTGACGTCCATTGCCCAGATATTAATGTCCGAACCCTTCCCCTCACATTTAATCACAATGTTTGGACACTTCAAAACAGAAGCAGTACTGAAAATCCAACTCAGAATCTCTGACGTCAGATTGAAATTGACGTCGTAAGCTGGCACATTAATGTTCTTATTGGGTGGGCAAAGAATTAATGTTGATGGAGTATAGCGAATGCGGATTTTTCCAACTGAACGGAAAGTTAAGAAATCTTTCTCAAACTCAACCTCGGGGGAATTCTTATTCTGAGAAATGACACCGAGAAGCTTATGCAAGTCATAGATCCCAAATTCAGTAGGGAATTCTTCTTCAACGGTTGCTTCTGCAAGGATTGCCTTGTTAGAAGAAATAGTCCTTAGAGTCTTTCCAGGCTTCACAACAATACCTTGATTGATAGAAGAAAAGTTCTTAAGAACGTTTAATGTATTCTCACTCAATTTCATAAATTATCTCCAATTAAAAAACAAGTTATATTATATACTCTTCAATTCAAAATTCAAAATGTTATTAATATTGTCTTCCAAATCTTGTAATGTACCATTATTTTCTATAGTCCCATCAATTTGTTTTCCTACCCACGCCCACTCACTATAATGGACTTCTGGATATGCGAGTTTCATACACTCATTGCTTTGAGATGCAACGTGGTGCCATTCAGGATCAGTTCCACGCTTTACGCGAAAAACTTTTCCACCACCATCTCGAATTGATTTAATTTCATTAGGAAAACGCACATCAGCAATTACATAATTCATATTGGAATTACATCGTTTCTGGAGTGCAAGAATCCAGAGGTCTGAATGGAATACATCTCGTCCAGCTTCTGTTCCCATCAACTGAAGAGCAACTCTAGGTGAAAAAGATTTATCAAGAACGTTTGACCACCATAAGTCTGGTTGTTCTCTCCATTTTCTAGATTCTGGAGTATCGCCTTCTAAAAGAGCACGATCCCATCCAAAAATAACTGAGACTGCATCTTTGACTGGATTAGCAAAACTTTCTTTGATGAAATTATGTTTCTGCACAAGGATATCAGCAACAGTTCCTTTTCCGTTGCCAATATTACCAACTAAACCTACAATCATAATTCACCTTA